GTGGAACTCGGGCAATTCATCTAAAAAGAGCACGCCCGACTGACGGTGGTGTTCAATACGGTATCGCAAATGTGTGTAGAGGGAGTGTAGGTATCCCCCCTACCATTGTGGCCTATTCGTTTGATAATGACGGCTCCTGAAAAGCGTAACGGCAAAATTTTTCTCCGATCTTGGAAATATTGAGTAGCTTTTCAGGTTCAGAACTATCCAGGTTTGACATTATTATACTCCCAGATAGCCTTGCTTCGTTCGTCAACAGCCCTAAAGATATAAGTCGTTCGTGTTGATACGAAAGCTCCATACCATCGATGACACCTCCATGATCGGAGGCTTTTTTCAACAATAAAAGATCGTTAATAAACAACCTGTCAGTTATATCACATAGCTCACAAAATTCGTCCCATGTCAGTTTTTCATCAACATATGCCGCAAAAAACCGAGCTTCTAATTGTGACTTCTTCAAATCGATATTTTTGTTGAGCAGCACCAGCACTCGGCTTAATTCTTCCTCTCTTCGTGAGGGGTTTTGGCTTAGCTTGTTTTTATACTTGTTTAACTTTTCCTCAGAAATACGATTCTCGTTGAACTCCATAAGGAATTGCGCTGTTTGCCGCATAAGATTACGATCGTAGATATTCTGAGCGACTTGTGCTACCGAGTAAATTGTTTTAAGAATGGGAATTTGCTGAACCACACCTGACTCCATAAACGAGTCTATTCCCAATTCACCAATGTCGAGTGTTATGTCGGTAAGGGGACACAACAGACTCTCTTCAAAAGCCGGGACTAATGCATCCATGCTCATTCACCTCAGCATTATAATTCCAAGTATATGTTACACTACTTTTCAGCCCTTTTCAAGCTACAAAGCCCCTGCTGCTTTACTTGACTTTTTCCCGCTCAGAGGTAATATCACACTGTCCTACTGGAAAGACAAGCCGGTATAATAGGGTTGCGCGATTTTGCGCCCCTACGTAGCAGAGTCGGCTGCGGGAAAGGACGGTGATACTATGAAAGGGAAAAATGAGCAGAAAGCCAAATGGAACGGGTCTGTGACCGAAAAGCGGAGGGAGGCTAAACGGCAGAAGATCGACAAGAATTTGAAGGCCGGTCTTACAGTCGAGATAATCCCCGCTCGCTCTGAGTTGGAGCCTGAAAAGGTGAAAACCGTTCGGGTTGCTGCGTATTGCCGAGTCAGCACCGACCAGGATGCTCAGACCACAAGTTATGAGTATCAGGTAGACCATTTTCAGAAGCTGGTCGCTGCCAACCCTGACTGGGTATTGGTGGACATCTACGCTGATGAAGGGCTGTCTGGCACCAATGCGGCAAAACGGAAAGACTTTCAACGTATGATAGCTGACTGTAAAGCCGGGAAAATCGACATGGTATTGACTAAGGACATAAGGCGCTTTGCCAGAAATACCTTGGATTGTCTTTACTATGTGCGCCTGCTAAAAGACCTCGACCCGCCGGTAGCAGTCTACTTTGAAGGCGAAAGCCTAAATACACTGGATGCCAAACAGGAAGCAGTGCTTGCTCTATTGAGTAGCGTGGCACAGGGAGAATCCGAGAACAAGTCAGAAGCTATCAAGTGGTCGTACAGACACCGCTTCTCTAACGGAATCCCCATGATTCCAACTTGGGTGCTCCTCGGTTATACAACGGACGAATATGGAAACATGGTTATTGTCCCGGATGAAGCCGAGGTCGTATCCTTCATCTATGAGAAATATCTCGACGGGTGGTCCGTCAAAGAAATCGCTGCTCATCTGACCAAAGAAGGCATTCCGACCGTAAAAGGTCTGGATGTTTGGCCAGTGGGCAGCGTTTACAATATTCTGCGCAATGAGAAATATTGCGGAGATGTTCTCATGCAAAAGACCTACACGCCAAACTGCCTCACTCACCGCGTTGTCAAAAACAGAGGACAAGTGCGGTCATACAGACTGAGTGACCACCATCCTGCCATTGTCAGCCGAGAGGTATGGACGGAGGTGCAGCAGTGCTTGTCCTCTGGCAAGCGGCGTAGACGGCACAGTGGTGCGGTCAGCAAGCCGTTGAGTAAAATACGCATCAAGACTATAAAGGGTGGCACCTTTAAGGGTTGGTGTGTACTTAATCCAGACTGGCCAGTTGACAGTATCTCGGCTATAGTCACCAAGCTCAAAACCAATACGACAAGAGAAGGAGTCAGTGAAAATGCTTAAGGATTTTACCGTTATCGAGATTCGCAAGCGCGTCGGCCCGATGCAGATGATCATCGAGCCCAAGCGTCTCCGCTTTTCCCGCCATGTGATTGAGGCCCTGGAATACAGCCCGTTTGTCCACTTCCTCATCAACGCCAGAGATAAGAAACTGGCCATCCAGGTCTGCCGCGAAAAGGACGTTCAGGCCACGCGCTTCTCCAAGCCTCGGGAGGAGCAGGGGCAGAAATCCACCCTCGTCCAGAATGAGGCTTTGATGGCCACTCTCCATGAGCTGATGCCGGAGTTGAATGACGGGCAGCGCCACTCCGTCCTCGGTGTGTACAGCTCCCAGGATAAGGCGGTCATCTATGACCTGAAGGACACTGTCATCTGGCATCGGGGAAGCCACAAAAAAGCTGACGCTGACGAAATGGAGGAAGATAACGAATAAGTAAAATGGCCGCTGGTGAGTGTAATGCCCACCAGCGGCCTTTCTTGTATGGGGTTGCTCCTTTACGGTTATAGGCGAGGGTACCCCCCTTGCGGTTATATACGAAAACATAAAGGAGGCCAAAGCCATGAAAGAAAACAAGATTTTAGTTTGCCAGGACTGTTGTAGGAAATTTGTCTTCACCACTGTTCAGCAAGAGCACTTTGAAGCTAACGGGTGGCCAGCACCTAAAAGGTGCCCCAACTGCAGAGCCGCGAAGAAGGAGCGAGCTGCTCGAGCAGAAATCTACGCTTTGATGCGTGGTGGGGATATGAGACTTCACAGCAGACACGGTCGTGGATTCTTTGCGAAGCTCACAGGCCGTTGATCGGCAGTTGACCTATCCCTTGCTTGGATCCCAAAGTCCCTCGGCAATCAGCGCCTCCCAATTGGCGGTGATAACCTTGACGGTCCGGTTGAAATCTACACGGCGATCCTTTCGTACCACTAAACCCTTGTCCAGCATCTCTTGAAGCGCTGCAGCCACCTCCGGCTCTTCCACACCGTTGTGTCTCGCCACAGCCGCCACCGTTCCATTAAAGGATGGAATAATATTGCTTTTGGTTGAGACGTATGCAAGGTTATCAACAATCATAGAATAGCAGGATTTGATGACAGAATCAGAAGTAGGTATCTCATATACTTCCGTCGCCACGTCCTTCAAACGCTTGCTGGTGGCGTTGGTGACACCATAGACAATCACCCGTTTGCCCATCTTCTGAGTTAGGTACTTTACGACAGACTGGAAGTGCCCGTCTCCTGTGAACAATATGTATGTTCCTACATCACTACGCTCGGCAGAAACCTGATAGATATAGTCGAGCATTATAAAATCGGTCATGTCTTTCTTATGGTGTGGAGAGGATTGCTGTGTTGAGATAACCGTATTGGTCATAGCTCGGACACTATTTAGGCTGTCTGCAATAGGCCGCATGGAAAAATCAGCAAAGACCATTACATCTTCGAGCGTGTACTTTTGTTCGAGTTCCTTTCGCCAAGAGACAAGGTCAGGTGTCATGTGGAATAGATTTCGATAGGAATAAAACCAATGTTCATAGTCAATGAAGGCAATGGCTCGATTGGTGTCCGCTGCCTCTTTTCCTCGCCTAAAGAGGGAATCAAGAAAACCCACTCATATACCACCTCAAATTCAATAAAATTCCTGACCGTAGGAGGGCGGCTGGCGAAAAGCCACCCTCCTATGTCCTATTTTAGCACACGGCTCTTTTTCTTGCCATACTAATCGGCATCCGTTTCAACGCAAATTTGCGAGCCATCTAAGAAATGAAAAGCCAAGATACCTCCATTGTTGACCACCACATAGTCCAGGCATTTTCCCACAAGGGACAAGTCGATTGCAGTCAACCTCGCGCCAGCGGTCAATTCAATCATCTGCTGGGCACGAAGCCGTTCCAGCGCATTGCCCTTCTGCATGGTCTCCTCCCATTCAGGGAGCAGCTCCTGTCGGTTGTCAACAAGAGCGTTCCACGCTACCACAAAGGCATTGTATAGAGTTTCCTCTTTGAGGTTTTCGCTGGAGCAGGTCGCGACCCCTTTCTCCTGGTAGCGCTTCCCACACTGCCAGACCTTAATCGACCTGTGGTTTCTGTACCATGTGCGCCTCCAGAACGGAGTGCCACAAACGCCACAAATCACCTTGCAGGAAAAAGGCTGAACATCGGAGTTGCGTCCCCGGAAGCGGATGTTATGCTTTTCGGTATAGCGGTGCCGACGCTGAAGCTCCAATTGGACCGCATCCCAAATTTCAGGCTCAATAATAGGCTCATGGTCACCCTTGACCCTAACCTGCTCTACCTCGCCCTTATTTTTGATAGCCCGCTTATTCAGAAAGTCGGGGGTGTAGGTTTTTTGCAGCAAGGCGTCTCCCATATATTTCTCGTTTTGCAGCATCGCCTGAATCGTGCTCACTGCCCATCGGGGCTGTCCCATACAGCCGGGTACACCTTCGGCCTGAAGCCGCCTGGCAATAGCGTCCGGGTTGAGCCCCTCCCAAATATATTCATAGAACACTCTGCGGACAATAGCCGCCTGCTCCTTGTTGATGACCAGCTTGCCCTTTTCATCTTTGTCGTAGCCGAGAAACCTGTTCGCATTGAGGTGGAGCTTGCCGTCACGGAATTTCTTCCGAATGCCCCATTTGCAGTTTTCAGAAATATTGCGGCTTTCCTCTTGTGCGAGGGAGGAAAGAATGGTGAGCAGCAATTCGCCGCCGCCATCAAGGGTGTTGATGTTTTCCTTCTCAAAGTAGATGCCGATGCCGAGGTCCTTTAGCTTTCGGGTGTAGAAAAGGCAGTCCTCAGTATTCCGGGCGAATCGGGACACGGACTTCGCAATGATAAAGTCTATTTTACCTGCCTCGCAGTCCTCAATCATCCGGTTAAAGTCATCTCGATGGCGGGTGTTGGTGCCCGTGATACCTCTATCAGCGTAAATCCCCACAAAAATGTACTTGGGATTTGTTTTGATGTAGTGCGTGTAATAATCCACCTGCGCCTCATAACTGTTGAGCTGCTCTTCCTGTTCTGTCGATACCCGGCAATATGCAGCTGTCCGCAAGCGGGTATTATCCGTAGCAGAAACAGTGGTCGCTCTTGGTTGGGCTGGGATATGAACAATTGTTCTTGCCATGCTGTCACGCCTCCTTTTTGATGTATGGACACCCCACACGTCGCTCATAATTGCTCTTAGGCACTGGGGTAAAATGCTGGTTGCCGAAATCATCCTTTGACTGAAGGACCGTAGTCGGCTCCGATATAGTCCATTTTTCTGCTTCCTGTGCGGGAACATAGATGCCAGGGCAGGAATTTTTTGATTTCTTCGAGGTGGTGCTACAAGCCCAATATTCTGTGGTTTTCTTGTTGCACCACTTATGATGGAGCACAGCTCCACACCATGGGCAGTAGAGCATCCCGGCCAACAGGTATTGACCGGCCTCGTCTTTTCTGGCGTATGCCACAGGTCGCGCAACTGGTGGTGTATAGTTATCAAGAAGCTCCTGCACCCTCTGCCAGTCTTCACGGGAAACAATAGCTTGGTGATTGTCCTGAACATACCAGCTTTCGACTTGGCCTTTGTTGGGGTGGCGCTGCCGCTTGGTATCGAGGTAGGATTTCTGGAGCATCAGGTCTCCTTGATAAGTCACGTTGCGCAGAATGCGCCGTATCCCTGTGGGATTCCACTGACCACCCTGAATTGCCGGTATCTTGTGGTTGTTCAGCCAGTTTGCGATACCACTGAGCGTTGCGCCTTCAAGAGCAAGGCTGAATATTTGACGCACCACACGGGCTTGAGGCTCATTCACTTTCAACTCACCATAGTTGCCTTCGCAGTAGCCGAAGGTCGCTGCAGTGCGCCGTGAAGGAGTACCCTGGCAGAATTGCCGCTTGTAATGCAGTCGGGTAAGCTCCGCATAGTTGTCACTTTCCCCTTGTGCGAAGGCCGCGAGCACAGTCAGCATCAGCTCACCGTCTGCTGAAAGACTGTTGATGTTCTGCACCTCAAAAAAGACACCGACGCCTCTGCTCTTCAGTGCTCTGACTGTTTTGAGCAAGACCTCGGTGTTTCGTGCAAACCGCGATATAGATTTCACATAGATCAAATCAATGGAGCCCGCCATGGCGTCATGCATCATCTGCTGGAAACCGGGACGTTTCTCCTTATAGCCGGTGACGCCCCTATCAGAATAAACGCCGACAAATTCATAGGCTGGGTTGTGGCTGAGAAAGTCACTGTAGTAGCGGGTCTGGTTTTCCAGTGAGCCCTCCTGATCTTCTGAGTCAGTTGAAACACGGACGTATGCAGCCGTGCGCAGTTTACGTTCCTCGGGAGGCTTCGCTTTTATGATTTTGATTCGCATTTTGTCCCTTCTTTCGCTTTTTCGGTACTGTATTCATCACTCTAAAAGGCGTATTAGTCAAGTAAAACAATCTGCCGAGAGGGTCTGTTTTTTAGGTGAATTTATGCCTATATAAAAAATAGGGGCAGGCAAAGTGCGCCCGCCCCTATTGTCTTACTTCAGCTCACCGGCCTGCATTTTGTCATGGTAACGTTTGAGCACTACGCAAAACTCCTCACGGGTGATAGGGCTGCGGAGCATCAAATCCCCCGTGTCGGTGCCCTCCAGCAGCTTATTGTCAGTTGCCCAGCTCACCGCTTCTTTAGACCAGCTACTCGGTGTATTATCCAATTTCGGCTCCTCCTTTTCCTCCAGGCCAGCCTTGACTGAAGCCCGAAAATCGTCCATAGTCTTACCGTGCTTGGGAAACCAGTGCATCACGTCACCGTGGTTGCTGGCGATACCCCTATCGTGTCCCTCGCAGTGACAAAGCACATCCTTCTCAGTGAGACCGTAGAGCTTGCAGAGATACACACAAAGCTCAACAGCCTCTTGATAAACGGCAGAAAAATACGAGGCATCGGTCAGACCGTCCTCGCAGATTTCAAATCCAATATGCGTTTGATTGCCGGACCCGGCACAGTGCCAGCCTTCGTAGTCCCACGGCAGTGTTTGATAGGTGGCGATGCTCCCATCCTTCAATTTGCCAATGAAGGCATGAACGCAGACCTTTTGACCACCAGGAGCATAGGTGTTCCAGTGGTTGCCGTACTGATTGACGCCAAGCAGCCCATCATCAGGGCCGATGTAACGGCGCAGGGTGGGGTTGTTCGCCCCCGTGGAGTGTACCATGATTCCCTTTGGTTTCATTCTGTTTCCTGCAATATAGCAGGCGTTTTGCGTGAGTAGGAGCTTGTGCAAATTCATTTCTGATCATCCTCCTTGTCCTTCAACTGAGCAAGCATGGTTTTGAGCTTTTCAGGGATGGGTAGGCCAATATTCCCGGCATTCTCCAAAATGGACAGCCCCTCATTGGACAGGTAGAAGAAAATCACGGCAGTGCGTAGTGCCGTGCCGTTCTGAATGACATCCACATCAATGATATTGGCGATGCCTACCAGCAGGAAGATGGCGATCTTCTTTGCGATGCCCTTAAAGCCCACCTCACTCGACAGCTTCTTCTGCACACCAGCGGCCAGAAGGCCGGTCAGGTAGTCGATGACCACAAACGCAATAAGGGCGTAGAGGAAGCCATCCAAGCCGCCAATAAACCACCCAAGCGCCCCTCCAATGGCTGCAAATCCGAGTTGGCAGTAACCTACGATTTCTTTCAACATAAAATTTCCTCCTCTGACTAAAAAATCTGATATGATAAAAGGTGCGGGTGTGAAAACGTGTAACTGAACGACAGTGTTGCGTCTGAAAATAGAAAGAAGGCGTTAAGTGTTCAAAATCACCTTGTCTGCCGCACTCAGGCAGATTTGCACTGAAAGGGAATTGACGTTTGAAGCCGCCTCCCTGAAATGTGGTCTTAACAGCAGATTTTTAGAAGAACTGATTACCACAAGGGCAGATACATCTATTGATTCATTAGAAAAGCTCTGTAATGGATTAGGCGTGACCCCCAATGAGTTACTGCTGGGGAGTCACGCCTACGATGAGTTGACATATCGAAGCCCTTTAGCCGTTACACGAATCCGGGTTTATCAAGGACGCTGGGGCCTTGATGGATACCCGCTCTGCCCACGCTGCGGAATTACCATGGAGCGGGAGTACCAGCGATATTGTGATAGATGTGGTCAGTATTTGGATTGGTCTAACTACGATGAAGCTCAAATAGTAACAAGGCCAGTCCGTTCGTAGTGACTTAATCCAACACCCGCATCTGAATCGTCCCGGATAGAGTAAAGGTCATGGATGGGTAGTTATACATAGACCCAAGGGTAACAGTGCCGTTGGTCGTAATGCTTTCAGACCTTCCACCTATTGATGATTCTCTGCTACTGATGCACCAGCCGCCAAAAGAAGCACCAGTAACACGACACCCGTAGGCGACTCCACCGCCAGAGGCTACCCCTTGACCGTGGTTGGTGAACGGCAGGCCGGTGATGCTGGTGACAGTCGAGGTCGTAGTAGTACTGGAGAAGGTGCCAGAAACACACCAACTGAGAGTAACTAAGCCCCCTTGATAGTTAAAGTGGCCCTCTCGATAGGAGTAAGACCCCGCCCCGCTTACAGCCGGATTCCAAGTCGCCCCAATAGACAGCACTTCATAGTAGGTGCCGGTAAACATCACAGTCACCATGCTTTGAGCAAGCCACCTATACGCGCCGCTGATTCTGACCCCTCCATAAGCGAGGTACGTCAACCCCGTTCCGTTAATGTTTAGCCGTGGCGAGGTTGCAGTGTTCGCATTGGACATAAAGATTGTAACGATAGCGCCAACGGCACGTGTGAAGTTTGCGCAGGTGACAGTTTTGGATGTGGTACCAGCTGATGTCGTACAAGTCCCGTAATAGCACTTTGCAAAGCCAGATACATTTCCGTAGAAGGTGGCATCGCCACTGAATGATACACGACCAGTAAAATAGCTCAGACCGTTGAGCCTTGTTTCTCCGGTCACCTTCAGGTCGGAATCCAAGGTGACATCCCGCCTGAAATGCGCATTCATATCTACGTCCATCCCATCATCTTCTGCCACTTTGCCGAAGGCTATTCCTGTCCCTCCAGCCTTAAAGTCCATGAACACCGCCGCAGTGGAGACTACATCCAAGACGCTGACAGAAGAGAAAGCATCCGTCAGCGTGTAACGGATGTCATAGGAGTATTCTGTAGAAATCAGCCCACCGCCAAAAATACAGGCGACATTGGAACTGAAGTTACCGGGATCCGTTGTCCATGTGCTCTCGGTAGAACGCTTGTACTCGATTTGGGTAGTGACTGAATTGTGCCCGTTGCAGGATGAATACCGGAAACGGTTTAGAGCTTGGATATATGTTCCGTCACCCGAAAGCACGCCATCGCTGGTGCAACGATCAGATTCGTAGCTCGTAAAAGACGGTACGCTGTAGCTTTGTACGGTGATAGAAACAGTGGCGTAGTCTGAGAAGCGGCCTCGTGAATCAGTGACCCTCGCTCGGAAGGTGATGGCCCCGGAGCTGTTCAGAAAGCCTGTGGTCAGAGAACTCTCAGAACTTGAATATCCTCCACCAGTAATACTGTAGGAGCTTATGGTGGAGCCATAAGAGCCAGCAGCGCCTTGGATGGTCACTGTTGCCTTTGATTTAGTTGCCACATACACGCCCCAGCTTGATGGAACGTCACCGTCTACCCTCGTTACAATCAAATCTGAAATGGTCGGCACCACGCTGGATGGAACGGTCAGCGTAAGATAGCTGGTCGACGTTCCAATCTGCGTGGTGCCGTTATAGGTGGTACAGGTGATTGTGCAGGTGCCGGAGATGGCGTTTGGTATTTGATTGCACAGACTCATCAGAGGCGTCCACGAAATGGAGGTGGATGTCGTTCGGCTGGCAATTGTCCCGCTTCTCGCACCAAATGAGTAGGTCAGTGTGTGTACGAAGGCGGTTGAAGCCCGGTTGACTGTCAGCGTCAGCGCAGTGCCTATAGTACCGTCAGGAGCAGTGACTGTAGAGGCACGTGGTATTGTGTCCAGGGTAATGGTCGCCGTTGCCGTGATGGAGTCATAGTAGGTGCCGCTCAGTGTCGCACGAATATAGTAGACTGCGGTGATGGTCAGGGTTTTGGTGCCATCGCTGTTGTGATTGACCACCTGGCTGACAGTATTGAACTGATGAGTGCCGGTCGAATACACACCGGGTGACGAGAAGGTTTGCGTTGTTCCATCTATTGTAATTCGGTTATCTGTACGACCGCTCACCTGAAGAGACCAGTCATTGATGAGCGCGATGCTCACCTGAATGGTAGATGTGTTTGCAGATACGTTCGGGGTCTGCGTCCAGCTGATACTAAGCGCATAGTGTCCGCTACGAATAGACCCGGAAAAAGTGCCGCTGGAAGCCAAAAGGCGCTCACTCCTTTACGTTACGGCGTCTCTCCATTGAATGGATAGATTGCCGGTGGTACGGGGGATGAAGTCAAACCAGCCCCGCTCTTCATTGCCGAGGGAGAGTTTGTTCCTTATCTCGGCATTCGTAATGACCAGGCTCTGATTGGAGATATAAGCAATGGTTTGCCCGTTCTCTTTGAAAGCCAGCTCCTCATTGGACAGCTCTGCCGTGAAAGCATTGCCTACACGCCCCAGCTCAATCAGCGCTCCACGAAATCGGATGTACTCTTCCAGCAGGCTCTGATTGGAGGAGATGGTGTCGATGATGTCGTTGGTGACAGCGGTGAAGTCCATGCGGATCTCCGTGCTGTTCTGCGTGATAGTGGTCTGGAAATCCCGCTGAATGGTCTCCATGTCGGTCTTGGACAAGTAATTCTCAGCAACGGACGCCTTGATCTCCTCAGCCGTTTTTGAGATTTCGGAATAGTTGTCCTGGACTTCCACCTTGACAGAGGAAATGGTCTCCCGAAGGTACTGCTGGGTACCAAGGATATCGTCAAGGGTCTCCCGTTGCCCCTCATTGACCGTCTGGCTCAGTGTCTTCCTGGTCGTGCCAAGGGTGACCTTGGAGCTTTCCGGCTTTTGCAGGTCAAGCTCCAGTTTCTGGACGGTCATGTATTCGTCCAGGCCATGCGGCTCAGAAATCACTCTGATAGAGTCACCAACCTTGATGCGCTCGATTGACACGTCCACCAGATGCAGGTCGATGGCGCTCAATGTCAGGGTCACGGTTGGAAGCTGCTGACTGGCCAGCTGCTCATAACCTTTGGAGAGCAGGTTGGAGGCCACGGTCACGTCATCGAACTCAACGGTTTTCACGATGCGTCCAAATAGAGCAACAGCATCAGCATCCTCGATATAGTCCTTTCCGTCATTAACGGCTTCAACGGTGAGACGCTCGTCAGTCTCTTCATTCTTCGCACCGAGCGGAATAAGCACGGTTGCGATATCCTCGCCACGGATAGCTTGCGTCAGATCAAGAATGTTTGAGCCAAATTGGATAACCTGCGGATTGACATTGGCATAGTCAGTCACATAGTCTATGACTCGAGCACCGTCCACCCGGCGAGTTCGGATATAACCACCCAGCCTGTCAAGCAGTTTCTCTTCAATGGTCGACCAAGTCGACTCATAGGAAGAGTAGCGATAAAGGCTGTCATTGGGGTCAGTGACGTTTACAGTGCCCACCGTGAACTGCTTGTCCTCACCGACATCGGAGTTGTGGTTAGAAATCAGGATTCCGAAATACTCAGCGACCGGGGTGTTATGATATTCCGCTGGCCTTTGAATGCTGTCCAGCAAGAAAGCCAGCTCACCTTCGCAGGTTACGGTCATAATATTTTGAAAGTCACCCTCCATGTTTAGTGCCCGGAACGAGCCGAGCCACTCGCCATCCTGGTACAAGGCGATCTCGGATTTCATCTTTTGTATCGCGCTGTACATGGGGTGTGTCGGTGCGATGCGAAAGGACAGGCTTCCCGTCTTATTGACCTCAAATTCGCACTGGAGGTCTGCGAGAGCATAATCAGGGTTGCGAAGGTCATAAAGCAGTGCCCCATCACAGAAAAGCTGATACACTTACAGGCACCCCCTTTGATACGAAAACTTGATGCTGGCCGCACCGCTCACTGTGAAGGCTGTCTCACCTTCAGGGAGAATGATGCTCGGGAGTGTCTGCTCGCCCGAAGACAAAGCATAGGTCACCGTGCCAATAACGAGGTTACAGTCTGTATCCACGGTAATCGTGGGGCAGGCAGGCTTACGAGTGTTTATAAGCACCCCGGATATTTCAGTGCCGGATGCGGCTTCCCACTCGCAGGAATAGACCTCCTGCTCATAACGGAATGGGTCGGAGTCCACAGTAATCAGGAGCTGCCCAGCAGTTCGGAGGCGTTGCGGACCGGACACACTGGCACGACCGGTGTAGTAGTGGTCAGGGTCATCGTCGAAGGTCAGCTTGACAGAGCGACCATGGATATAATCAAAAATGTGGAGGCAGGTGTTGTACCAGTCCTCCACACTTGTGCTCTTTGCGAGCTGGAGCTTTATGGTTCGGTTCGAGAAGGACACGTCACCTGTCAGCACCTCAGATAAATCCAACCTTCCGTTTCGACCGGGGATTTCCAGATAGGTTGTGTTCGGCTCTGGAAGTGAGATGATGTCAGAGTTGGTGATGACAGCCCGCCAATCCCGCAGCGTATGCTCATCGTTTATGAGTACCCCTTGGAAAATGCTGCTCATCGGTTACCCCTCCCACTCCGAATGTTGTAGTCAGCCAAGCCAGCGTCTATGTTGGGCAGGAGCCGACCAACCAGGATTCCATCGTCAAGATAGATACCCTTCCCACTGTTTGCGGCGATGACCGCCAAATACTGCTCCATGTTGGAAGTGTCCAGTCTGGTAGTGAGGATGCGTTCCAGCTGATCATAAAACCCCTTCAAGGGCAGGATGGCTTCAGGACCCGCTTCGCCACCGGCCATCAGGTTTGTCCCATTCATGCCAAAAATCGTGGGCGAGTCCATAATGCCGCCTTCTCTATACCAGTCAATCGACAAATGCGGTACACTCGGGGGTGCAAGACTGAACTTGCCTGTGATGGAAAAGTGGGGCAGTTTGATTTTGGGGAACTCAATCTTCATGCCAGAGAAGAAGCCGACGATTTTGTCCACAATACCCTTCACGGTATCCCTGGCCTTTTCAATCGGCTGAACGATGGCGTTCTTGATGCCATTCCAAACATTGGTCGCCGTGTTCTTGATGCTGTTGAACACGGTGGACACCGTGTTTTTTACCGAATTGAAAACCGTGCTGATGGTATTTCGAATGCCATCCACCACGGTGGTAATAGCGGTCTTGATACCGTTCCATATGGTAGTCACGACGGACTTGATTGCGTTAAACACAGTAGAGACAACCGAGTGGATAGCATTCAGTACTGTCGAGATACGCTCATATATGGCGCCCCACACGGTGCTGAAGAAATCCCTGATAGCAGTGAAAATCGTGGTGATGACCGAACTCACAGCATTCACTGCCGTAGAAACGGCGCTCTGGATAGCGTTCCATGCGCCAATCAGGATGTCTTTGCAATTCTCCCAGATGAACTGGAAAGGTAGGGAGATGATGTCCACGGCAGCTTCCAAGATTGAGCCAATGAACATTACTGCGGTCTGCACAACATTGCAGATCGTGTTCCAGACCGACTGGATGTGCTCCCACAGGCCGGTGAAAAAGGATTTCAGACCCTCGATTGCCACGCCGATGGCATTCACGACATTTTGAAAGATGTTCTTTGCAGTCTCTACTATCGTATTCCAATTCTGTATGATGGCTATGATAGCAGCGATGGCCGCAGCTACAGCTGCAATTACACCTATGACTGGGAGCAGGGAAATGTTTAGCGCTCCAATGGAAACTGCAATGGCGGCTATAACAGGGGTCAAGGCAGTAAAGGCAGCAAGTAGCACGCCAAGGATGACTACGAAGTTCTGAACAGGGCCGGGCAGCTTACCAAACCACTCGCTGACCTTTTGAATAGCGGCAGTGAGCGGCGGGAGAACTGTGTTTGCAAGCTCGGTGATACGCTCCCCAAGGGGTGCCAGCGCCTGCTGAACCTTGCGGGTGTTGGACTCCAGCTGCTCGGTTGAGGTCATCGTCTCATCAAGCATTCCGTTTGCCGCTTCTCCGACGCTGTCGTAGGTGTCACCAACGGACGTGAGCGCCGTGATGAAGCGAAGGCTACCGTCTTCGGCCATGGTGCCGAATGCAGTAGCCGCCATGTTCAATGCTTCCTGCTGATTCGTGCAGGAGGCAATGTCCTGCACTATGGAGTCAATAACCTGCTTTTGTGTTGCCTCGCCATTCTGCCACGCTGTAAAGAAATCCTGTGTCCGAGTTGAGAAGGAACCGATGGCCTCGCCAATGGTACCATCCACCAATCGGGTCGTGACCTCATTGATGGCATCATTGACTTTATCCAGGTTATACGCACCGTTGGAAAGGCCGTTGTCCAGCAGCTGGAAGTATTCAGAAGCAGAATATCCCGCTTGGGCGAACTTGCCCGCATACTCACTGAGGTTGTCACCCAGCTCGTTTGTCTTGTCCAGGCCATTCTGGGTGCCGACCACGATATAGTCCATGGCCTCCTGTGCAGTAAGGCCGAATTGCACCATGAGGGAGTTGACACCCCTCAGAGTTTCATTCATATCGATACCGTACAGCTCGTCCAGCCTGAGTGCCTGCTGAGTAAGGTTGGTGAGGTCGGTATCGTTGAGGTCGCCCAGATTTCGCTTTACAAGAATGAGGGCGTCGGCAACGCTCTCCATGCTGTCACCGACGCCGTTTCCATATACGTTCTCGATAATGGCGGCAGAGCGTTCTGCTGCCTCACCGGTCTCTCCAAAATAGGCAGACACTTTGGAGGATGCCCTCTCCGCATCGGAAAAGGCATCCACAGCGGCATTGCCCAGCTCCTGCAGTTTGTCGCCCACACCTGAAAGCTGATCAGCCGCTTGGATGAGTGCAGAGCCTTTGGTCGCATCTGCTATCCCACCGATACTCTCGGAGGTCTTATCTGCGGCATTGCTGGCCTCCCGAAGCTGCTGGATGAGATTGGTGATTGCCGTTCCATCATCCACAGTGTCGATGGCATCAATAAGCTGCCGCACATCGGCACGGCCCCCAGTTGCTGCAGAGCCAATTTTCTCGATGGCAGTCTTCAGCTGGTCGGAAGAAGCACGGCCATTCTTGATGGCGCGTACCAACTGATCGCCCAGCACATCAGCATAGTCATCCACTGTAGTGCCGGTAGCCTGAAAGAGCTTCTCCAGCCTCTGTGTGTTTGTTCCGAGTCTATCCTGCTCTGTCTGCAAGTCGGTCAGGTCATTTTGGTATTGGGTCAGCTTGCCACGGGTCTCTTCGATCTCGCGCTGGAATGCCTGATATTTGTCCTCACCGAGGTCGCCGCGCTGAAAAGCAGCTGCGACCTGTTCCTGCGCGGCCTCCAGAGCAGAGAGCTTCTCTTCCGTCTGGCTGATGGCCTGGGAAAGAAGCTCCTGCTTCTGGGTCACAAGCACAGTGTTGGTGGGATCCAATTTCAGCAGGCGATTAACATCGTTCAGCGCAGACTGAGTCTTGCTGATGGAAGAATTGACGCCCTTTAGGGCTTTGTCCAGACCAGTCGTGTCACCACCGATCTCAATGGTGATGCCCTTGATTCGATTTGCCAAAGCCCTCGCCTCCCTTAAAATCTATCGAAATCTTCCTGTGTGGCTACCTGCCGGTATTTCACCCCATCATTAGCCCGCTCCGTCCACATATCTGTGACCATGCCGATGGTGAGCAGGTCAAGGTCACGGATAGAAACGCCGATCTCAAGACACCGCAGAAGGAACAGGGGCGTTGTCATTTCCCGCTCACTTCTGCCAACCCTTTTTTTGCGGCCACATCCGTCTGCACATTGTCGCTCCACATGGCCAGCAAGTCGGGCATAATCTCATAGATGGAGAAGATCTCGAATTGGTCGAGCCACTCATTGATGTCCTGGGGGATGGTGTTGTCCGCATGGTATGCCATGATGTAGGCCAGATTTTCAAAAATCTCGAGGTCATCAATGGCAAACTCGTCCCCAGTCTCAGCATTGGCTTTGAACGACTTCTCCAGCTTCGATAGGTCACGAAAGATGTCCCGTTTAAACTTTGCTCGGTACAGGCGGGGGACCGTAGCGGAAGACCGGAACATCACTGGCTTGCCGCAGACCATGATCTCGCGCTTGATCATACGCCACCTCCGGCCTCAGTGACCGGTACCATCTCGTACACTGTGGAGTACCAGCCGTTATAGGTTGCGGTATCTGTGGTGTCGCCGGTGCGAGCTTTGACCATGCCATCCGCACGTGGGTCAGCAGTCAAACTCAGAGTCTCCGTTCCGGGTTCGATGGTGTCCTCCTTCGTCTCGGACTCGATGGAGGGACGGGATGCCGTGCAGTTGTAGAGCACGTGGCGAATGGCGTTCACATCACCGTCGAACTCAAACAGCAAGGCAAACTTGACCGATTCGGCGTTGTTGCTCTGCTCAATGAGCACACCATTCTCGTCAAGAGTCTCCTGAAGGATCTCCTCACGAAACCACTCGGGGATAAGGGCAATCTCAAGGTCACCGCTGTATCCGTTGTTGGTCACTGTGCGGAAATACACGATACCGTCCGCATAGAACGGGCTGGACTCACCTTCGGCACTCAGGCTGATGCTGACTGCGCCGGGGATAGCCTGCGGAGTAGCGTAGCTATAGGTAACCGCTCCGTCTTCACCGGGGGTCTCCGTCAGCTTCGCCGCATATACGTTTTTCAGATTGTATTTGACTTTGTTGCCCATATAGGTCAGACCTCCAATTCATATAAAACTTCGTACAGCTTCTCCGACTCGATGTAAGTTTCGGTTTTATCGTAGAAAAGCCCCGCTCCATCGAGCAGGGCTTCAAGCTGCGCCTCTGTTTCCGGGCTTTTTTCGTCCGTGTACAGCTCAATATCCACCTGCATGACCTTAAAATAGGCAATGCCATCGGCGGCAAAGTTGTCCGAGCCAGGGGAGAGATACAGTAAAAAAGGCGGGTCAGGAGCCTCGCCTTCCGCAAAATGGTGGTAAGCCAAGGGAATACCCATGCCACGCAAAAGCGCAGCCACTTCCTGAAGCGTCATCCATCCAACCCCCTTCTGATGCGCTTTTCCAGCTCATCGACCGCATACTCCTCTGCCGGGGCAATATGGGGAGTGCCCTCCACGCGCCCACCACCCCGTTTCGCATGGCCCTTCTCCAAAAGATGTGTCAGACCTGGTTTCTTGCGGTTGTATACAGTAACGGTCAGCTTCCCACTGCGGTCAAGCGTCTTCTTCGCCGCCCAGCCCTTCCGGTATTCACCGGAGCGGACCGGGGATGTGTCCTCCACCTGTTTGGTGGTCTCTTTGGCCACACTGTTTACAGCTTCACGAACGGTATCTTCCGCAAGGTCACGGTATTCTTCCAGTGCGTCCATAACCGCAGAGGCAAGATCTCCAATTGGCGTTTTCCTGCTCATGACCGTTCCACCCGCTCTCCTGTCAGCTTCAAGCGCTGGTGTCGGAACTGGACATCATCAACGGTTATGAGGTTATAAATTCTGCCTGCAAACAAAATGCGAAATTGAGAGCAGTCCAGGTCTGCCAGCTTCTCGCACCAGCGTATAGTAAACACCAACGTATCGCCGGGGAGCGTCTGGCCTGCGGCCTCATACTCCTTCCCGGATGAGAGGTTGACGTAGGCGAAGCAGGTGTGGTAGTCGGTCCAGGCGTTTTTCCTGTTCCCGATTTCGTCCGTGGTCACCGTGGCCTTCTGGATGGTGATACGCTGGCGCATTGCACCGACTTCCATCATCAGAAAATCACCTCCCGCTTACCAGAAAGTATAGCTTTCAGCATTCCAACCAGCTCAGTCATGTTGGTCTCGCCCCGGCTGTCAAACAGATAGCTGACCGCATAGAGGATAGCGACCCGCACTGTGTCATCTTCGGGAAGGTCTTTCCGCAGTATGGTCGTACACAAATCCTCTGCGGATGCTATCAGGGAGAGCAGCAGGTCATCCTCTTCATCGTATTCGATTTTCAGATAGACCTTTGCCTCCTCCAGAGAAACCAGCAATGCGGTCACCTCCACTTAAAAATGAGGCTCCGGCGAGACGACCCACCGGAGCCTTGTCGGGATAATCAGCCGCCTGCACCAGCAGCCATGGTCAGAGTCTTCACAGCCTCGGGCAGGATGAGCTTGCCATCCACACGCTCGGAAGCGAGGAAGCCAACCTGACCGTTCGCAGCGTACAGCTCGTTCAGGCGCTTAAAGGAGCGCCCCTGGCGGTCAGCGATCCAGTAATAGGACAGGTCGCCAAATGCCATGACCTTTGCCCCCGCCGCAATGGTGGGAACATAGGCAGAGGTGTAGAGCGGACGATTCAGGATCATGTCGGGCACACCGATCTGCACAGAGGGCTGCCAGATGTAGTTGCCGTTGTTGTCCTTCAGCTTGCGCAGGGCTTTGACAGTGGCGTCGTTCAGCAGCCACACGGCACGACGACGGTAGGGGGACTTCAGGGAGTGGTAGAGGTCCATCACGTCATCAAAGGTGATGGCGGTCTGGCTGGACACAGTCACACCGGCAGAAGCGCCGCCCGTGGCATTGAAGATGCCCGTGGGCTTGCCGGTACCGTCACCAACGAAGAAGGCTTCCTCTTCCTTGGCTCCGATACGACGGGCAAACTCACGGGCAATATAGGTCTCCAGATTGAAGGCCGAGTCATTCAGCAGCTCATCAGACACCTTCATCATGGTGGCCAGCTTGTAGGCAGAAATGGTCACCTGTCCGAAAGCATCGTCATCCTCGGGGAAAGCGCCCTCCTCGTCGATCCACGCCGCCTCACCCTTGGAAGAGACGACGGGAATCTTGCGATCACCGGAGTTGGTCTGAATGATAGTGGCCAGGGAACGGAAGAAGTTTTCCTCCTCCAGTCCCTCAACGAGGGTACGCTCAAACTCGTCGGGAACGAGGTAACCGCCCTCAGTGTCTGTGCCAACCTGCAGGGCGTTGCGCACATCAAAATAGTTCTTCTTGCGCATAGCATCCCAGAATGCCTGACGGTACTCATCGGTGGCACGGCCGGTCTTTTCCTCTCCGGTCATAGCCGTGCCGGGCTTATTGGTGATAGGGTTGCTGGTGGGCTTAGACAGCTCCAGGTCAATCGCCGCCTGACGCTCCAGGCGGGCGATCTCTTTGCCGAGCGCCACCACATCGGCCTCCATCTTGTCATAGGTGGCGGTATCCTCCGCAGAGAGCAGACCGTCGCCGCCACGCTTGGTGTCGAGGAATGCCTTAGCAGCTTCCCATGCCTTTGCGCGCTTCTCACGCAGTTCCAGAATTTTGTTCATTATGGTTTTCCTCCAATCACTTATTTCAAAAGCTCCAGCCGCTTATCCAGCTGGTCAATGGGGGTCTTCTTCTCAGGCTTTGGCGGGATGAGCTTCGAGAGCAGGGAGTTGGTGACCGCCATGCGGGAAAACATGATGGCCTCCGGCTTGTCCTGTTCCTGAGTCTCTTCACCTTGGCCTGTGGGGGAATCAAAAAGGATGCCATCAGCGAAGCCCAACTCCACGGCTTTCGTGGCGTTAAACCAGCTCTCGGCATCCATCAGATGCGAAATCCTCGCACGGCTTAGATTGGTCTTGATTTCATAGGCGTTCATGATGCTCTCTTTTACCTCGGAGAGCATATCAATGGCCTTCTTCATCTCCCCGGCATCACCAATCACAATGGTGGCGGGGTTGTGGATCATCATCATGGCGACCGGCGACATGAGCACTGTGGTACCCGCCATGGCGATGACCGAAGCTGCTGAAGCGGCAAGCCCGTCGATCTTGACAGTCACATTGCCGCTGTAGTCCATCAGCATATTGTAGATTTGGGCTGCGGCAAAAACGTCACCGCCGGGACTGTTGATCCAGACGGTGATGTCCCCGGTACCGGCATTCAGCTCATTTCTGAACAGAGCCGGGGTCACCTCATCGCCGTACCAAGTCTCATCGCTGATCTCGCCATTTAAAAAGAGCGTCCTCGTTTCGGGGACGCCCAAGGCTTCATCAGCATCATTTTTGACCCAATTCCAGAATTTTCGCTTCATGGCCTTACCTCACTTTCTCTTGGGGTGTGTTTCTCTGGGGTGGTTGTGGATTCTGTTGTGTGGTGGTATCTCCGGCACCCGCAGCGAAGGCTCCGGCATCTTTCAGCCGGGTCATGTTACCGTTTATCAGATACAGGTCACCGCCCTCTTCCGCAGGGATGGGATTCAGGTCTTCCATCTCACGAATGTCGTTTGCGGACATCCAGCCGTTCTGTCTGGCGGTAGCGTATCCGTTCATGCGGGAAGCGTAGTCACCTCGCAGCAGGCCATCTACATTGAGCTTTATGAAGTAGTCCTTCTTCTCCTGGGGAAGCAGCAGAGACCGTTGAAGTGACTGCTCCCATCGAATGACCCAAGGATCGAGGGTATACATCACAAATTCCAAGGACTGCTGCTCAATGTTAGAGAAGCTCGATTTGTCCAGGTCGCCAACCATGTGAGGAGGGATGCGATAAAGTCGGGCAATCTCATCCAGCTGAAACTTCCTGGTTTCAAGGAATTGACTGTCCTCCGGTGGCAGTCCCACCTGCTGGTACTTCATACCCTCTTCCAGCACGACCACCTTGTGGGCGTTCTGGCTTCCCTGATAGACCGCATTCCATGAGTCACGCACCTTGGCAGGATCTTTCAGGACGCCGGGGTGCTCCAGGACACCGCCCGGTGTAGCTCCGTTGGCGAAGAAGCTGGCTCCATATTCCTCGCAGGCGATTGTGATACCCACCGCATTTTTCATCATGGCAATGGGACTGTATCCGACCAGTCCATCAAAGCCAAGTCCGGGGATGTGAAGCACATCCTGTGGTGCCAGAGCAATCTGCCCGTACTTCTTCATATTGGGATTGAGGTCGCTATCCCTTGTGTAGAGATAGACCAGCTGACCATTGCTCATCCGCTCTACAGTCATTTTGTTGGGGAGCAGTGGGTAGAGGGCAGTAACACGTCCAGCTCCATCCCGGATAATCTGCGCATAGGCATTGCCCCACAGCAACAGGTGGGTCATCAGTGTCTCCCGGAATACGAACGATGTCATTTCCGGGTTTGGCTCGTCATGCAGCAGGTGGAACAGCGGATGGTCGTAGACCCGAGTCTTGTTCCTGCCTTCGTAGCGGTAGACGTGTAGCGGAAGCGATGCGATGGTTTCCGCAAGCACACGCACGCAGGCATAGACCGCAGTGGTTTGCATAGCCGTGACCTCATTGACGGACTTGCCGCTGGTCGTGGGGCCGAACAGGAAGGAATACTGTGACCCAAGGTAGTAGTTTTTAGGCTTGTCTCTCGCCCGAGCAAGTCCAAGCAATTCACGAATACCCATAGAGCACCTCCATGAAAAACTAATTATTACCTGATGCGCAATGCACAGCTTTCTGACCTTGGTATTTCCATTTACGACGGATTATGATATAATATCTGTACTTAGTGGGGGTGATCCGAATTAGCAACAGAGTTGACAAGCCCAAGAAAACTTCGGCAGATTTAGTCGCTATGCTCAGGGATGAGAAAGGCGTCGGATTCAGCATAGTCAGCGAAACCGATGCTATCATATATTTTCAGGATAGGAACAATTATCTCCGCACAGCTTCATATAGGAAAAACTATCTGAAGCATACTGATGGCGCAAAAGCTGGTAAATATATCAACTTAGAGTTTGCTTATCTCAAGGAGTTATCCACTGTTGATATGCACTTGCGTGGTCATTTGCTACAAATGTGCATTGATGTTGAGCACGCTCTTAAGGTTGACTTGGTATCTAAAATAGAGCGGGACTCAACCGAAGATGGCTACACAATAGTTGATGACTTTCTGAGCCAGTATAATCACATCAAGCGAAGCATTGAACGGAAAGCTGGAGCAATCTTTACCGGAGACCTGATTGCGAAGTATTTCGTGCTGAAAAACAATGCCGCCCCCGGTGATCCACCGCGCTATGAAATTGTCTCAGTTGACTGCCCAATATGGGTGCTGGTTGAAATCATTACGTTTGGCGATTTAGTCAAACTGTATAATTTCTACTGTGGTCGTCATCCCGGTGGCATGAAACCACTTGATGAAAACATATTAAACCCGGTACGGAGCCTACGAAACGCTTGCGCACACAATAACTGTTTACTCACATCTCTTGCTCCTCATACCGGAACAGCCCCAAATTCAAAAATATCCCTTTTTGTTTCTCGAATGAGTGGAATTGGAGATATGATGCGAAGGAAGAAACTGAAATGTAGGCCGCTGTTCGAGATTGTCTGTCTTCTGTACTGTTATACAAGAGTGGTTTCGGACGATGTGCGAAAGAATAGGCTGGATTCTTTGAAGGCATTTGTTGATGGGCGGTTGGTGCGGCATATGGGCGATTACTTTGCCCAAAATAATCAGATAACCACAGCTCTCTTTTTCCTTCAAAAAGTCGTTGACAATTTAGCCTGATTCGCATATAATAATAGCGCAATCAAAAAGCATAGCTTTTGTGGGGGACGATGCCATAGGCATTGTTCCCCATTTTCGTTGTGGCCGATTTGCTTTATGGCAAATCGGATTTTTTTGTTTCAAAGTACGAACAGGCCACGCTCATCATACACACTGGAGCTGTCGCCTTCGTGTCGGATACAGCGGTCCAGCGCCATAATGAGCGCCACGATACCGTCGATTTTCTCGGTGGACTTATCCTTGTCGGGCTTGATGTTCCCGGCAGGGTCTTGGCGCATGACCACATTTTGAGCCATCCACCTCAAGACCGGGTTGCCGCCATGAATGACGTTCCCCTCCATCAAGAGCTTGAACAGCTCCTTGCTTGGAGGGGACATATCTTTATAGCCTTGACCGAAGGGCACCATCGTGAAACCGTCATCCTCCAGATTTTGAATCATCTGCGTGGCGTTCCACCGGTCTACTGCTATCTCGCGTATATCGTACAGCTTTGCCTGCTCCTCGATACATTTCTCTATAAAACCATAATGGATGACGTTCCCTTCGGTAGTCATGATAAAACCCTGCTGCGCCCATACATCGTAGGGAACGTGGTCACGGCGGCAGCGGAGCTCCAGCGTGTCCTCCGGGAGCCAGAAATACGGAAGAACGATGTATTTCTCTTCCTCGGACCGTGGTGGAAACACCATCACAAATGCTGTGATATCCGATGTGCTGGACAGGTCAAGACCTGCATAGCACACACGGCCTTTGAGCGTGGCAACGTCGATTTGGGGATTTCCTTTATCATAGATTTGGTCCGGGATCCAGCAAACCGTGGACGATGTCCAAATATCCAGACGGAGCTGCTTGAAGATGTTCTCCTCTGCTGGGTTGTCCTTTGCCGAGAGGAATGCGTCCCGCATCCGGTCAATGCCTATGGTGTGGCCGAGGGATGGGTTCGCCTTGTACCAGTTGGCTTCATCCGTCCAGTCATCATCGTCAGCAAGGCCGTAAACCACCGGATAGAAGGACGGGTCGATTTTCCTGCCGTTCATCAAATCCAGCGCGGTGGTGTGCAGCTCATAGCAGATGCTGTTGCGGTCGGTGCCAGCAGTTGTAATAATGAAAAACAGCGGCTGCTCACGGGCATCGCCGGAGCCTTTGGTCAGCACATCGTAGAGCTTCCTGTTCGGCTGCGCGTGTATCTCGTCGAACACCAGGCCGCTCACGTTGAATCCGTGTTTGGTTCCGACCTCGGCACTGAGCACCTGATAAAAACCGCTGTTGCTGTAGTTCACGATTCGCTTAGTGGCACCCATGATTTTGCAGCGCCGCGTGAGGGCGGGGGACATTTCCACCATCTGCTTCGCAACGTCAAAAACAATGGATGCCTGCTGGCGGTCGGAAGCGGCACCATACACCTCGGCAGACATCTCATTGTCCGCAAAGAGCAGGTACAGAGCGATTGCCGCAGCCAGTTCAGATTTCCCGTTCTTTTTCGGTATCTCCACGTAAGCGGAACGGAACTGGCGCTTCCCGTCTGCCTTCACAACGCCAAACAGGTCGCGCACAATTTGCTCCTGCCAGGGCAGAAGGGTAAAAGGCTTCCCAGCCCACTTGCCCTTCGTGTGGCGCAGATTGCGGACAAAGGCGACAGCCCGGTCAGCCTTGGTTTTATCGTAGTGGGAAGTGGGGAGCATAAAACTCGTTGGCGTATATTGATAGCCCATCACACATCACCGCCTAACAGCTGCTCCATCTCGTCCTCTGAGCCGCTACTGTCCGCGCCAGCCACTATGCGGCTACGGGAGGAGGGGGTCAGGCCAAACTGTTCACAGAATTTGAGCATGATTTTCTGATTCGTCTGAGCAATCGACACCTGGGGGATCTGCTGCAGATAGCCATTGGGTGTGCGTACCATGGAGCCGTGCTGGGAGATGAATTCCTCTGCCTCTTTCCAACGGGCGTAGGCTTGGCAGTAGCCTGCAAACGCCGCCATGTCCATTTCGGTCAGAAGCCCCATGGCTTCCAGAACCTTCGCCATACGTTTCCACTCGCGTTTGGCCTCGTCCTCCAGCCAAGCGGGACAGCGAGGGGCTTTTTTCTGTGGCTTTGGCTCATTCTTATTGAGAGGCCGACCACCGGGGTTGCCCTCCAGCTCCTTGATTGCCGTGGGAATCGGCTTTCTGCCCCTCTGTGCCATGAGCCTCACCTCCAAAAATGGGCAAAAAGAAAGGGCTTCCGAAGAAGCCCGTATACTTATCTATAAAAGAGGAACAGCCCCGCAGGGCTGCCCTTCTGTTCAGTTATACTGTTTTAGGATTTTCGCATAGGCTGCGTTCGTATCCTTGCCGATGGGCTTAATGTCCCAGCCCCTATCATAGTTTGCAACGATGTGTCCATCTTTCCGAAGCTCCAGCTTAGAAATACGCCCTTCGTTGATACCAAACTCGCTGCCCTCATCAAAGTGCTTCACGCAGTAGGTGAATCCGTCTATCTTGCCCTTCGTCCACATATTATTGTCCTCCGTTTTCTTTGTTTTCCCTTTCGGTGTGTACATATTCGCTCTAATAGGTCATAATAGCAAGTCAATTCAAGGGCATATAGTACACAAAGATGAGGGGCAAGATTAGTGTTTAATGCACTAAAGAGGATTGTATCATATTTTGATACATTCCTCTTTTCTCTTTAGGCTCTGGCAGGAAGGACATCCACCAGCCAGCCAACACCTTTGTGGGTAAGGCCGGTGGCCTTTTCCAGGACATCCTCGTCCTCCTCAACGTAGTGGACTCCCTTGCCAATCTTGATGAAGCGGGCATCCTCATAACCGGGGATGTCGGTGCGGTAAATGTAGGCGCAGCGGGTCTCACCGTTGTAAGACTTACCGTCCCAACCGTTGAATGAGAACTCGATCCGTTCCTTGGTCTTAGTGAAGTGTGCTTCAAAGGTCGTGCGATTAATGGCAATGCGGTCGATCAATTCGAACTGCTCTCTCAAGGTCCAAGGGTGCTTCATTTTATGTTCCTCCGTTTTCTTTGTTTTCCCTTTCGGTAGTCACATATTCGCTCTAAAGCACCATAATATCAAGTTAATTCGACTCATATAGCGCACGATCATGAAGCCTTCATTTTGTGTTTATTATGTGTGGTCTACACCGATTCCAAGAGCCAAAATCTCTTCATCCGTCAGGCCGATGCAACCATGGAGTGTGGGATATAGGTCGTTGTGACCAGCTGCATCGATGATGTACTCCAGCGCACAGGAAAGTATCTCCTCCCGTCGTTCCGCAGTGATGACCGGGGCACAAAGGTCGGCTCCGTACACCATGTTCAGGGACCCACCGGTCTCCCAGCTGACCATAATGCTTCCGGTATCGTCAACCCCCCGCACGACACCCAGTGTCCCCACCGGAGGTGCCTGGGGGTCATCCATCCGCAGGAGCCGGACCCGGAGGCCGGGCGGGTAGCTCTCGCGGATGAGTGCTACCACGGAAGGGTCGGGGAAGGTCATCGTGTTTCACCGCCTTTGCAGTTGTGAATGATTTCTATAATCTGCTCCTGCTCATCAGCCGCGACCCCGATCTCTGTGAGAGCCTCCCTCGTACCGCAGTCGGGGCAAATGAGGGTCATGTTATCCTTACGGGACAGTGCCGGAGGCTCGGAATATGGTCGACCGCACCTCGGGCAAATGGTCATTCGGATTGTCATAGGTTTCATCAAGAATCCACCTCCCCAATGCTGTAATCATATGCGATTTTTAATGTCTTCGGGTCAAAGCCAAAATCCCGATATCCAAACGCACACGTTTTCATATAAGTCTGGGATGGCTTCCCGAGTTTGTGGTCCTCATGCATGATGTAGACAAACGCCTTTCTCATCTTGGTCTCTTTGGAGCCAAAATCTGTCACAGGAAGTCGCATATCAGCCTTGTAGTAAAATCTCGGATACCCCTCATAGATATCCAGCATCCTTTCATCCTCGGGGGTCACAGACCAAACACCGACCGGTACCTCGTAACCTTTTGCTGGTTCGATGGTGAGGTAGGAGCCGGTTTTACTGCCTTTGAACATGAGTCGGTAGTCTTTTATAACCCCAGTGCCCACTGCCTTCGCGCCAGGGCAACGGTGCGACATTTGGAATTTATCCAGGTTGCTCCCGTAGGCGAGATATAGTTTTCTGCTTTTCGTATTCATAACAGCCATCCTTTCTTGGGGAATACCCTTCTACCACCTAAAGGGCGGTCATGCCGCCCAATAGTGGTCTGTGGGGTCGATTCCCTCAAAAACGGGGCCTTGCAGTCTCGTCCCTGCCTTCCCTTCAAGCAGCCCGACCGTTGCGGAAGGCTGCGTCACCACCGAGCCGCTTGGTCAGGATGTAGCGGGCGGTCTGGAACTCGTCCCCGATGAAGCCCAACCGAAGGAGCCAGGTGCGCATGGCGTACTTGGGGTTTTCATTCTGCTGAGGCTTGGGGCTTGCGGTCTTGACCTCCTTGGCCATCTGGCTCAGGGCAAGGCAAAGCTGGATGTAGGTGCGAAGCTGACCTGCGTGGATGCCACCCTTGCGACCATCGCCGGGGTTGTCGAACTGGAAGAGGCGAAATTCAACGGTGCCCTTGGTAAAGGTCGCGTGGAGGTTGAGCATATGGTAGCGGGTTGGATTGTAATGGGTGTTACGGCTCCCGTAGCTATCCTGATACCAAATGTCGGCCAGACCGCTCAGGGTCTTGGGCTTTTTTCTGTTCAGCCGCTGGAGGAATGCAGGGTCAACGGTCCTGCAGTACTGGTTGATTCTGCTCCGGTCGAGGTTGAGAGCGTCGATCAGCAGGCTCTCATGGCTGGCCATGATGTTTGCCAAGTTTCGCAGAGTCCCGGCCGTGTGGCCGCTGGCACTGATGTGGATGTGGACACCGCAACCGTGCTCGGGGTTGCTGATGGCTCCGGCATGGCGTAGCTCTCTGGCGACTGCCAGCAGATCCTCCAAATCGTCGTAGGTGAGGATCGGGGTGGTCAGCTCGGCGGTATGTCTGCCGCGGATGCTGGAGTCGCTCATGGCCTTCCAAGTGCGACCCTTCCGGTCTTTGCAGCTCCATACATCGTAGCCGCCGCCATCGTAGCTCACCGTGTTCTCGGTGCCGAAGTATTTGGCGACTACCTGGGCAGTTTTCTGTCTGGTGATGTTGCTCATCTCAAGCTCGACCCCGATGGTCTGCTGTTTCATTTCCTCGACCTGTCTGGCAATCTTATCGTTCATGGTATGTGACCTCCGTTTGTTGTTTTCCTTTCGGTAGTCACATATTCGCTCTAAAGCAGGTAAATAGCCAGTTATATTTGAGCGTAACGTACACAATCATGAGGAGGAAAAAATGTGTGTTTTAGCGCATCTTACTCCTCAAAAGATTCGTTGACCGCATGGATGAGAGCCGCATCAGCGACCGCCTCCTGCAGGGATTCCTCCTTGGTCAGAGTGGGAATCTGCTCCCCTTCGGAGGGGGCAAGTGTGGCCTCCTCTTCGGCTTTCTGGCGCTCACGGGCCGCAGCACGGGCAGCTTTCCACTTGGCCTCGTCATCGGGCGTACGGAAAGCCGTGTGGCCTTTAAGCCCGTCCAGCAGGACGTGGCGCCCGTCTTTGCCGTCAGCCCCGTCAAAGCCCACACGTAGGAGCCAGGAGCGGAGATAGTATTTTTCGTTATCCTCGATGACGGTTTTTGGGTTGACACGCTTGGACTCTGCAGCGGCCTTGACCATGTTGCCCATGAGCTTGGACAGCGCAGCATTCTTATCTGCAGTCTCCTGCTTCGGATAGGTCAGGGTCACCTGGCGGTCATCGAACGAGACACCCTTGCAGGTCGAACGGAATCCCTCGAAAATGGTCAGGAAGTCATTGCACTCGGCAGGGTTTTCATCAGAGAGCCGCTGCACCAGGTCATCGTCAATGTTCCAAAACTCCTGGCCGAACACTTTGTTGAGCAGGTACTGCTTCGCGTGAGCCAGGTACACAATGTTGCGAAGCTGCCCGGCGGTCAGCTCCTGAGCAGGTACCACTACGTTGACTTCCGTCATATCCTCATCCTCCTCGTTCTCGGCATGGAAACCTGCAGCTTCAAGCTGTTCTATGAGGTTTTCCACCTCTTCACTGTCAGCGCGGTCATCGAAAATGACGGTGCCGCTCTTATCAACGGTGAAGTAGTCCACCACATAGTTGAACGTCGGCACCCCAAGGTACTTGGCTTCGCAGCCGAGAATCTCGGCCATTTTGTCAGCGAGGCGTTTCCGGTCGTTCCCGGTCACATTGTAGTTCAGGGTGAAGTTATTGGTGGTCATGGCTTGCAGCCTCCTTTTGTTTTGGTAGCACATATATCACTCTGAACGCCTCATAAGTCAACGGGTTTCGTGCCCGATTTTGAGAGTTATCAATTTAGACACAATTTGCATAGGACTCCAGAATGGCCTGCCCAATCGCAGAAACTACTGGCACCGTTACGCCGTTTCCTGCCTGCTTATAGAGCTGGGCATCAGAATTGACTGCCCTGGCTTTGTCGAACAGCTCGTCCGGGAAACCTTGCAGTCGGAAGCACTCCCTTGGAGTCAGCCTGCGAATGCGCACTTGCTTCCCGTTCCATGTCACGACCCCCATGGAGCCACTGCAAGTCAGGTTATGGGCAACGCCCTGACCCACCCGTGCCCGTCTTGTTTCCGACTTGGGATAGGCAAGGTCGATAGAGTCACCTGGAGCCGCTTCTTCATAACCTTTATTGACTGCACTGCGTACCTTTATAGGATCAGGCTCCTCGAGCACCACGCCGTGGCGGTCTTGAGCGGTGAGCGTGAACATTGGCTCATCAACGTCCTTGACCCTGCGGCCGTTCTGATTCTTCGATACATGGCTTGGGTCGATAACAGCCCTGGGATGCTGTACCTCCAGAACACCGCTGTTCGAGGCACGTCGATTGACGATACCTGCGGTATAGTGGGAGACGAGGCAACGAGCCGTATCAGTGATCTTCGGATTTACCAGTGACTGGTCTATGAGGTACAAGCCCGTCTTGGCGCCAACGCCACCAGCTTCGCCGCACAGGGTAGAGGATACGCCGGAAGGGTCATACACCCGGTAGCCCTGCTTTCCGTCTACAACCTGCTTAAGATGTCCATGGCTCGTTGGGCTGACAGGTAGTATTTTTCTTCGACCTCTGGCTCTAAGATGTCCGATAGTGTACACTCGCTCCCGGCTTTGGGGCACACCGTAGTCTCTGGAATTGAAAACGTCCCATTCAACATCGTACCCAGCTTCGGCCAGCTCACCGAGATAATCGAGGAAATCCCATCCGGCATGGCTTGACAGAAGTCCTTTAACATTCTCCAGCAATACCCACTCGGGTTTATCTTCTTCCTTTTGGCCTTTGATGAGGTCAATGAAGTCAAAAAAGAGTCCACTTCGCTCACCGTGTATTCCGGAGCGTCCCCCTGCGAGAGAGACGTTCTGACAAGGGCTTCCCGCACACCAGATATCTGCTTTTGGAATTGCATCCGCTGTGAGTTTTGTGATGTCTGCTCCATACCATTCTCCCTCCGTTTCGTACATGGCGCGATAGGATCGCACGGCGAACTTGTCGTTCTCGCAAAAGCCGATGCACCTCATGCCGACCCGCTCTAAGCCGAGCCTGAAGCCACCGACCCCGGCAAAGAAGTCAAGAAAGGTGAGCTGTCTGCCCATCATGCTTCACCCCCGGTCTGGGGCTTAGGCACTTCGCTCCACGGGAGCTTTTCACCGTCTCGCAGCAGAAACACACTGTCCGCATCACCGGTCTGCTCGATGTACCGGGCAACGATCACGTCCACAAACTTCTCATCCAGCTCGATGCCATAGCAGATGCGGTTGGTCTGCTCACACGCAATGAGCGTGGAGCCAGACCCGCTGAAGGGGTCGAGGACGATGCAGTTGCTCATGCAGGAGTTCTGAATGGGGTAGGCCATCAGTGCGATGGGCTTCATGGTCGGATGGTCTTTCGACGAGGTGGGGCGGTCGTACTCCCAGATGGTCGTCTGCTTGCGGTCCGAATACCACTGGTGTTTCCCACCGACCTTCCACCCGAAGAGGCAGGGTTCGTGCTGCCACTGGTAGGGAGAGCGCCCAAGCACCAACCGATCCTTCTTCCAGATACAGCACCCAGACAGGTAAAAGCCAGCGTCGTGGAATGCCTGACGGAAGATGAGTCCTTTGGAATCAGCGTGGAAAACATAAATGGAGGCATCTGCCTCCATGTTCTGCTCTATATTCACAAAAGCGGCAAAGAGGAACTTGTAGAAATCCTCATCGCTCATGTTGTCGTTTTTGATTTTACCCGCTGCCTCTTCCACATTCACATTGTAGGGCGGGTCGGTGAGTACGAGGTTTGCCTTCTTGCCATCCATGAGTTTCACATAGGATTCTGGCAGGAGGGCATCACCGCAGAGGATGCGATGCGGGCCAAGCAGCCAAAGGTCACCGGCCTGGGCAATTGTGGGCTTCTTCAGCTCCGCGCCCACGTCAAAATCATCCTCCGTGATTTTCTTGTTATGCACCTTGGAGAAAAGCTGGTCGATCTCCGCAGGCTCAAAGCCGGTGAGGTCGGTGTTGAAGTCGGCACTCTGCAGGTCAACCAGCAGGTCAGCCAGGAGCTGTTCGTTCCATGCGCCGGTGATTTTGTTGAGGACGATATTGAGGGCTTTGACCTTGTGCTCGTCCTCAATATTAAGGACAACACACTCCACCTCAGTGTAGCCTAAGTCCTTCAGGACGGTCAGCCGCTGGTGACCGCCTATGACGGTCATATCGTAGTTGACGATGATAGGCTCCACATAACCAAACTCCTGAATGGAGTTCTTGATTTTCTCATACTCTTTGTCTCCGGCTTTCAGCTTCTTGCGCGGATTATAGGTTGCAGGCCGCAGGTCGCCAATGGGAATGGTGCGCCACTCCATGGCGCTTTTATTTTCACTCATGATGCAAATCCTCCTTGGTAGAGCTGTATGGCGGTCGACCGTCCTCCTCGCGCCAGAAGCGGTCACGAATGTAGCACTTATGCGAGCAGTATTTCCTGTTCCGATTCCCATAGGAGACAAACTCCCTGCCGCAGCAGGCACAGGTCAATCTGCAGTACGCCGCCTCACTGCGATTGGTGGCTTCGGGGTGAGATTTCCACCACGCTCGACGGCAAGACTCTGAGCAGAACTTCTTTCTCCGTCCGGTGTGTGGCTGGAGAAGGGGCCGCCCGCAGCACCAACAGACCTTGCCGTGTTCCATCTGCTCCCGCATATTTACCGTAAGGTCGGAGCAGAGGCCATCCAGTCCATGGGCTTTGCAGTAGTTGCGAACAATATCTCGGGTCAGTCCGGTTGCGGTGGCGATAGACTTGTAGCCCGCGCCGCGCAAACGCAATTCTCTGATTTGAGTTGCCTGGATTTGAGTCATTTCACCACCATCCTTTCGCCATAAGGTATCAATAAAAAAGAGCAAAACGTAAGCAAATGACTTGCGTTTTTTGCCTATCTGTGAGTACCTTTTGGCGAAAAGGCACCCGATATTTGACGTGATGCTACAGTAAAATCTGGAGCTGACAGTGTGAGAGGGGTATCCCCCCTCTTTAATTTTGCGTTTTTGCGCAAAGAGGGGGGCGCCGGTCTTTTAGCGAGAAGGCTGTAGAGATTTAGACCCCCCTACCCCTTGGTGCTCAATAGCTGTACACAGGATTTTTATCCTCGTTCCATGTCTTTTTGTCGTGGCAGGGCTTGCAAAGCGGTTGCCAATTCGCTCGATCCCAGAAGAGGGTCGGGTCACCTCGATGAGGTTTGATGTGGTCAACGACCGTGGCCTTGGTGTATTTACCTTGCCGAGCACACTCTGCACACAGTGGGTGTGCTCGTAGATATGCCTTGCTTTCTCGCTGCCAGCTGGAGCCATACCCACGGGAGCCAGCCGACCTCACCGCTTCCGGGTGCAGCGGCTTGTGCGTCTCACAGTACTGTTGACCGTAAGGCACGAGGTTTGCGCAGCCTGGGTGTCGGCAGGGCGTGTTGGGTCGACGGGGCACAGCGGTCACTCCTCCCAAGGAAGACCGCAGCGCCCGAAGTGACCATAAGCCGCCACGTCATTGTAATCAACGTCCAGCAGGTGGAGCCGGTCAATAATACCGCGAGGGGTGAGGTCATAGGACGAGCGAATGGCTTTCACGATTTCACCGACAGGTCGCTGCTCGGTGCCAAAGCAATCTACGCCTACGGAAACTGGCTCGGCCACGCCAATGGCGTAGGCCAACTGGACTTCGCAGCGTTTGGCATCTCCGGCACGGACGATGTCCTTTGCGATTTTCCTCGCCATATAAGCACCGCTTCGGTCGACCTTTGTGGGATCCTTGCCGGAAAGGGCACCTCCACCGTGGCGGCACATACCTCCGTAGGTATCGGCTATGATTTTTCTCCCGGTCAGACCGCAGTCGGCAAACGAGCCGCCAATGACAAACCGCCCTGTCGGATTGACCAGGCGGCGAAAATCTGTGTTCAATTCATACTCTTCGGCAACGGTCTCCATGATGGTTTCCACGATGGAGCGGAAATCCGATACCCGATATTCGGCTCGATGCTGAGTGCTGATGAGGAATGTCGTGATTTTACCTGTTTCGTAGTCAAAAGAGACCTGTGCTTTTGCGTCCGGCAGGAACATGGAAGAATCCAAACTGCGCAGGAGCCGCAGTGCGAGGGTAGCTACAGCGAAGGGGATCGGGAGCA